GACATCGAGATTATCGCACCTGCGATGAAGATGGCGAGGTAGAGGGTCGTGTTCGACAGCATGAAGCGCATGGCAGGCAGGCTCGGCTTGAAGGTAGGCGCCATGGCGGAGTGACCGGGCGACATCACGCCAGGAACACCCATCATGGGGGGCTGAGACTGGGGACCCTGCGGGGAGGGGAGGAGCGCGTCGAGCGAAGTGGCATCGTCCATTTGTTTATGAAGGAGAGGAGCTTTCGCAGGTTGCATCTTCGACGCGGTATTTGTAGCACTTCCCGTCCGATCGAACGACTTTGTCTACCATGTCTTTGAGGGGGAGGGCGGGCGTCTTTTCAGCTGTGTAGGACCGGTGAAAGAGCAAGACGAAGACCCCAAGCCCAATGAGGAAGGAGAAGAACGGCCCTGCGCGGTGGATGGCAGCCGAGACGCGCTCACCTGTAACGAGTGCGACCATTATCTACTCGCAAGCAAATTCAACGAGTCGGGCTCGGACGTACACGGCACCTCTTCGGCGATGAACCGGATACATCCGCTGTCGACGTGAAACGGGCTTGTATCTGCGGGAGTCGGCAGCACTTTGAGTTTCCGATTGGGTGGGACGAGGACGGTTGAAATCAACATTCCGACGATCGCACCCGCAACGATCCAGCGCGCGTCGAGCATTGCTTCTACTCTGTGAGTTTTTCGGCGACCGCAGATTGAGCCATCACGACTTTAAAGGCCTCCGACGCCGCTGGAACCAGGAACGAGAGGCCAAACCCAGACAGAGGAATGACGATCGCAATGATGGTCATGCCAATCGCGAGGTATCGGCTCCCCTTCTTGATGTAGGTCATCCACGTGATGATGATGCTGGTGACGTAGAGAAACGTCAAGACCGAGGCTCCGACAACCGACCAGATCGAGGAGAGCATCGACGTCCACGGACTCGTGAGCTCGTCGAGCCGAATGGGTTTGCTCGCAGGCTTCGGTGTGAGGGATCCGAGTTCAAACTTCTGTCCTTCGGGGACCACGATGGTCTGCGGCTTCCCATTGATGATCACCTCGAACGTGCCCCTCCGTCCTTTGACGATGTTCGCCGAGTTGATGGTGGAGGCCTCCTTGTCCTTGAGTTTCGACTGGGCCATTTCCTGCATCTTGATTTCGATACAGGTCTGGTCGGCCGCACCGCACTGATTCGCCGCCTCCTCTTTGATGTAATCCCGTTCCGCTGTGGTGAGCGTGACCGCCCCACGCCCTGTCGCCCGTGCGAGAATGGGGATGAGCGACGAATCGACATCGACCGAGATCGTCCCGTTGGCCTTGTATGCGTCTTGGAGGGTTTGGGTCACGTCGGTCGAGGAGAACTCGTCTCCAAACTTTGCAGACTTGATGACAATCGACTGTGACATAGTTATTAATTCGCAAACACAAGATTACCGAGACCAGAGACGATGCGGAAGAAGTTCGTCGCCTCCACGTAGACTCCGACCGTGTACGTGTAGACGAAGATGACATTGTCATTTCCTTGGACGACTGTCACGAGATCCCCCGGGTTATAAAGACCCACATTGCCCGCAGGAATGATGGTCGGATTCTGGCTGAACACGGTTGACTTCAGAACGCAGACAACGTTCGTCGTCGGCGCGCCCGTGATGAGGCTGGATTGGGGAAGGGGCTGCTGAAGCGTGAGACGAAGGGTCACCTTGTTGAAGAGACTTCCGTTCACGGCTCCACTCGGCTGATACTGATCGTGGTCCAGCGCGAAGGAGTACATGTAGAGTCCAGGCAATCCGGGGGCATCGCCCGTCGTATGGCGATACATCTGGAGGAGCGAGAAATAGGGCAAGGGCTTCGTCTGGAAGCGCTCCTTCGCATCGAAGAGGAGAACGCCGTCGATCATCGGATCCCGTGGGAACGTCGAGGTCGTCTGCTGCTGTCCCGATGAATACAGGGCAGGAATCGCAGACCCGGCGGCCGTCCACGGGGCCCGCTTCGGGTCCGTCCAATTGGTATAATTGTCCCAGTCGTTCGCAAGAATCCGATCCGACCGCTGTGCCGCAAAGACAATGCGCGTGACAAGGTTGTAGAGAGGAATGTCGAGGTCTGTATTGCCGCCAAACTGACCCTCCTTCCCTACGTATCGAACTGTCTTCACCAAGACAGTCGTGTCCGCCTTGGCGATTTGATTCCACTCCGTCTCGGTGAGGTAGATAAAGTTGCCCTCGATGTAGGGATCGGGGAAGAACGTCGTGATCAGAGAGTTGCTGGGAAGGCCCGTTGTCAGTGGAGGGCTCAGGAACAGCTGCATCGGGTAGTTGGTGGGCTTCACGCGCTGACCGTAGGTCTCGGTGTTTGCTGGGTTCACGTCAATGACCGTATACAGATCCGTGATGGACCGCAGTGTCACGTTGATGTAGACCTCTGAGTTCTGAAGCGCAGCAAGGGGGAGTGCAAGACCGGGGTTCTCAGCGAACCAGAAGTGAAGCGGAACGACGAGCTGACGAGACCGAATGCTCGGCTCGGGTATGATGGACTTCGGAAAGGCCGTCGGGGTTGTGGGAGGCCGAATCGCATGCGGGTACTGGTTCCGACGGTCATAGGCATTCGCGGGATCGTTCAGCTCAGGGACATTTCCCACCATCTGGTCGACGATCTGCCGCTTGTTGCGATCATGGGTCATGTACGAATAGAGCTTGAGCCATTCCCCCGTCAACGTCTGGATCGCCTGCCCGTTCATCGTCAGATCAATGCGATCAATCATGTTGTAGCCGATGTTATCAATCCACTGAAACTCATACCCGAGCGCGTTCGGGATTGAGATCCCTGACGCCGTTCCCGCTCCGTATCCGGGTGGAAGCGTCGCAGTCTCTCCCAAGTACTTCAACGGAGACCAGATGTCAGGAAGCGTCAGCACGAGATAGGTATCGTGAAGAAGCTGAGCATAGCGATCGACGCGACATGAGATCGTTCTCGTTCCCGTTGACGAGAACTCGAGATTGGAGGCGGTAAAGCTCATCCGAATGGATTCCATGGCAAAATTGGTATGGCGACGGTAGACGGCCCGGAAATGCGTCATGGAAGGACTTCCGTTGACCAATTCGTTCTGGGCCCCGACGGCGACCAATTGGAGGAGTCCGCCCGGCATTTGTATCTACGCAGACGGAATCTTTAACTTTCTTCTTCGACGAGATAGACGAATCGTAAGAACAGGAACAGGCTTGCAAGTTGGAACCCACGGATACATACCCAACGTGCGATGGAATCGTCCATGCTTACTGCTGGGAAAGGATCCCAATCGGGCGCAGGGCCTGACGAGACACAACATCCTTCGTGTTCACGGTCTGAAACGTGCCCGGAGCTCCCGTGGCAGCCACGCATCCCGCACACCAGTTCGTCACCGTGATACCCCCAGTCGCATCTCCCCATCCTGACACGGTCGGAACGTGAAGCACCTGACGGACTGTCGCGCTGTTCGCTTCAACGCTCGTGAAGAGCGCGTTCGTCTTGTTCTGTTGCGGTGGAGGCGTTGAGTAGAACGTGGCCGCAAGGATCTGTTGCTTCCTCCTCGTGAGGTAATCTTGCGCGGAGTTGACCTGCATTGTATCTTGGGAAGACATTTATACGCGCGGTCCGCAAAGTATTCAATGCGTGTCGTTCTCATCAGCACTCATATTGATCAGACCACTGGGTACTCCAAGGTCGCCCACAACCTTCTCAAGCAGGCCTCCACGCTTGCCCCTCGGGTCAAGCTTTTTCACTACGGCTTCCAGCGCCACCCGAACACCCCTGGGCATCGTAAGGCACCTGCTGGCGTCAACCAGTACGATGCAGCTGCCAACGAGGACCCGAAGGAGGAGGGCTTCGGCTTCAACAAGATCCATGATTACCTCGAGATGGTTGGCCCCGATGTCGTGATGATCTACAATGACCCCCTCATCATCCACAAGTTCGTGGAGGCGATGAAGCACGACCGGAAGACGGCGACCTACAAGCTCTGGATCTATGTCGACCAGGTCTACGACGGAATCGCGTTCCCCCTCATGAAGACGATCCACGAGCATGCCGATCGTGTGTATTGCTTCACCGAGATCTGGAAGCAGAAGTTTCTCGCCTACGGAGCCTTTCCGGATGTGCGGATTCTTGAGCATGCGGCAGACTCGACGACGTTCAGTGCCCTCGCCGATGATGCTCGGCAG